CGCCAATAGAGCCTAAGTCCAGCGTTTTCAACGAAGCTGCGGATGTAAGCCTTAAAGAGAAGACAGTCCCTTCGTCGTCGTCTGGTGGTAATGCTACAGACAGCGCGACGACGACGACGCAGCCGATCTCCACTCCCCAAACCCCAGACACGGGAGAAAGACCCGACTCCCAAACTCCAGTGACCACCGAAGCCGCCCCAGAGCTTCAGACTCCGCAGAGCATGACCGATGTGGAGTTCCACCAAGCGCTATCGGTGGCCTTCCGGTCTGCCGGCAAACCGGTTCCTACGCTGGGTCAGTCGAGCATTTGCTACGTGGACGTCGGTTCGCCGGCCGCCCGCGGGTTCATTGAGTGGCTGGAAACGCCTTACCGGCCGGGCGAGCGTCTCCTGCCCCCCAAACTGGCCGCCGCGCAGCATCCAGGCATCCTGAAGTCGCTGCCAGGGGAGTACAAATCGTGGTGCGCGGCTGAACCGCCGCCGGCGCAAGTGCCACCGCCCCCAACGGTCGAAGATTTGCGCGCAAGGGAGGAATACTACGAGAGGCACAGCCAACAGCAGGCCGAGTGGCTGCATCTATTGGAGCACCCGGAGGACTGTCCACACTGCCATGGAACCGGAGAGATAGAACTCGTGGATTATCCGGGTCGTAAATTCAAATGCGGGTGTCCCACAGGCACCCCGGAAGGTCACCGATGAGCCCGAACCCTGTACTGAATTGCCCGAGGTGCAATGGCATGGGAGTCGCAAATGTCCCGCTAGGAACGCCCGTGCGGAACCTCGAGTTCAAAAGCGCTCTGGTGCTGCTAAACGCAGGCGCCCGCTTATGCGACTGCGTTGCCGGCGAAGTTTGGGCCGTCGCCTTTCTGGAGGGACCGTCGAGCGATGAACTGTGGCGCCAATTGGAGTACGCTGCCAGGGAAACACAGATCAAAACAGGCGCAAAGCAACGGCTCGACGTGGATTCCTTGAGGTTCCACTACAGGCAACGCAGCGAACTGCGACGGCAGCCGAATCGCTGCCGGAACTGCCATGGTACAGGCACGATCGATTTTCTGGGCATGAGCCGAAAATGCGGCTGTCCCGCGGGTGGAACCCCCTGAAGCATGATCTCCCGCCGCGAAGCCAACCTCGACCGGAACGTCCTGCGCACGCTGGTGGACCCTGAGTACATCATGCAGCGCCGCCAGGCCTGGCAGCGGTGTGTCGAACTGGACGCCGAAGCAGCCATCCAGGCAGCCCAACGCGCCCAGGAAGAGCACGGCTGGTGGACTGGAGAGCGGGAGAGGCAGTTAGTGGCGGAAGCCGAAGCCGAACGCGATCGCCGGCGCGCCGTCCGATACGAGGAGCAACTGGCCGGCTTGCGAAAGCCGGTACAGAGCGAGGCGGCAGCATCAAACGATACCGGCATACGGAGGGTCAAGTGAGTCCCTCATCCATGTTCGCCGCGCTCGACGAGCTGGCCGCCGCTGGGGTGCTCGAATACCGCGCGGATGACGCTGGCCACCTCTCTACCCAGCTATTGCGCCAGCCGTCCGCCGAGGAGCTGCTCGGGATGTCCCACCTGGCCGCGCGGGTGTGGCTTACCTTATGCCGCATGCAGAGGGATCTCGAGATGCTGGCCCAAGCCGAGAGGAACTGACATGCCAAACCATGACGACGCCAACGACTACGCCTCCCTGCCTGCTCTGAGGGTGATGCGCGAGCCGCGCCGGGTGATGCGCGAGCCGCGCGGGCATCCAGGATGCCGGTACTATGGCAACAGCAATCTCATCCTGCTTCGCACCGGTAAACTGGTATCCACGGGCGGCAACGAATGCGCCCTGATCCACACCTCGCTTGCGCCATGCCAGATGGAGATGGCTAAGATGAACCCTGATGAAGCGTTCTGTCCGCACGCCATCGCGGAGCTCGGCTCGCGTCCGTTGAGGAAATCATGATTACCCGGACGCCGGCGTGGGCAGTGGGAATGCGGAAACTCGAACCGGGCGTCTACCTCAACGGCACCGAGTTGCATCTCAGTTCCACGGAATTGTGCGCGGCAGCCGGTGTGCCGCTGACGCCGGAAAATGCCGTCAGACTCGAAAGAGCGGTCATTGCCCGGCTCGGCAAGCCAATACCGGAGCCGCATGTCTTCGATGAACAACCCAGCGGGACTGTGAAGCCATGACGACCAGCACCGACGTCTGCGGCTGGTGCGATGAAGAAATCGCCCCAGGAGAACGGTCGCCGGCATCCTGCCAGCCCATGCACATTGAGTGCCTGTTCCGCGCGGTCTGTGGATCTCTGGCGCATCAACAGCATCGATGCAGTTGCTATGTGCCTGGATCGACCGAGGGGAATCCTGAAGGCATGACCAGGCGCGAGGCCGCCGCGGCTGCATTGGCTTACCGAGTGGAGCAGGAAGAGGCTGAGGAACACATGCAGGAGCGGATGCGCCGCCGTCGTCGTGGTGCGCTGGCTCCTCGACCATGCCGCCCGCATTCCTGAGATCTTCCGCTCCTTGAGGCTACCATCCAAGCGGAGGCAACATCCATGACCCCAACCCTGCCATCCCTGGCAGACGCAATTACCGCAGTTCAAAAATCGCAGGCAGCCTACAAAGCCGCCGTCGCCGAAACCAACACCGACCAGTCAACCCAGACCACCAACGCCGCTGCCGCCGCCGCCCAGGCGACCACGGATGCCGCCGCCGTGGCTGCGGACATCACCCAGCAGGATGCGGCTGCGGTACAGGCCGATGCGGACCTCGATACGCTCATCGCCGTGGCGCAGGCCGCCGTAGTCCCGACCAGTTAAGCCCGTGGACCCGATCGCGGCCGGGCCGTCTGCGGTCTCTTCACAAGCGCCGCGCGGACATGAAGACCACGTCCTCCAACAGGGTTTTGTGTATTCCATCGGGCTGACAAGTACTATTTGTAACGTTTCGGCTTTGAACATCACTATCATAGTTCCGAGTGTTGTCGAACCGACGTGCCTGGCGATCCCCGCCTCGGCGCGTTTGGGTCTGTCCACCGCTCGACAGGCCGAGGCGTTGTCTGTTTGCGATTCGAAGTGAAAGCCGGGCAGCTTTTTTGGCCCAACCCTTGACGACTTTCCGCTATAGGAGATGAGGACCACGATGAGAAACGAATTTCATATTTTGCGGTATATCGGCCTGTTGCTCGTGCTCATCCTCTACGGGCTGTGAGAGATTCGGCTCGCCGTGGCCACCTATCCGGCAGGAGACTCCCTCATGAAGACGTTTTTCCGCGTAGGCTCGCGCTTGATCAACACCGCACCGGGAAGCATCACCGATGTGGATCTGTACGCCCCCGATCCCAACCACCCCGACACGCCAGGGGTGCGCATCAACTGGGGGGTGGAATATGCGGTCACTTTGTCGGGGCAAGACGCCAAGGAGTTCCGCGGCGGCTGCGAGGCGCTGGTGCTCGCCGATATCGGCTCGCTGAAAACCATGGCGGCCGGTTCGGGGCCCGGGTCGCATTAGAGTTCGCCGTCCGGCTTGCCCAGGCCGGAATCCGGCGGCGCATGTCGAGGCGTGGTCCCGTGTGAATTTGTCTGCTCCCTCCCGCGCGGGGCCGCGCTCCATGCGTTTCTGCATTGATCGGCTTACGATGAGGCACGCGCCCTAATGACCATGATCTACGTGCGCGCCGACCTGGCCGTGCTGTTCGCCGCGGTGCCTTGGATCGCCGTGCTGGCGGCGGTACTGTGCCGGGATGCCCTCAGGCGGCGCCGCGAGCGTCAGAGGCGCTGGCACATCCCGGAGTGAAGTTTCCGGGGGGTGGCTTGGGCGCGCTCTTTCGTGCGCTTTGCCGGCCGCCGCGCGGCGTTTCCCGACCGCTCGAGGTGGGCGAGCTACGCCAGCTTCCTGCAACAATCGACCGCATGCCGCAGAGGAAACCAGCCCCCTAACGCCGTTTCGTTTGCAACACTTTCGCGCCTGATTTTCGAGGGGATTGTTGCAGGGCCTTTTTGCGGGGCTTTGCGAGCTTCTCGAGCTTGTGGACCGCGTTCCGGATCGACGACTGGCACACCCCGTATTTCTTCTCGAGAGCGGACCAGCTCATGCCCGCTTTGCGGTCCTCATAGACACGGCCGCGCGGGAAGACACTCCAAGGGCGCCCCAGGATTTTTCCCTTGGCGCGCGCCGTCGCCAGGCCGGCTTTGGTGCGCTCCGAGATCCGGATGCGCTCCTGCTCCGCGATCCAGGCGAAGATGGCGATGACTAGCTCGCCCACCGGACCGGTGGTGCGGAAGTAGGGCTCGGTGTACGACTCGATCTCCACCCCATACCCGCGCAGCATCTTGATATGCTCGAAGGTCTTCGAGACGCCCTCGCGGGATAGCCGGTCCAGGGACCAGATCAGCACCACCTGGAACTCGCGCCGGCTGGCGGCCGCGAACATGGCCTGCAGGTGCGCCCGGCCGGCCGAGGCCTTGCCGCTCTCGTGGTCCACGTATTCGACCAGCTCCCAGTCGCGCTCGCCGGCATAACGACGAAGCTGGGCAAGCTGGTTCAGGACGTCCTGGCCTTTATCTTTGGTCGAGACGCGCGCGTAAATCGCCGCCTTCATGCTTTCAAGTGTAGACTGGTGGAGTCGATTAGGGTACGATTACAACCTGAAGGGGGGTGCGGGAGGCCTGCCGCCGCGCGCGTTCCCTGAACCATAGCCCCGTCAGTCTCCGGACCAGCTCGTCGATGTCGAGCGAATGCCGGCATTCGAATTCCAGGTAGCCGAGGACATGGTAAGACGCTGGGCCTGCCGTGTGGCAGTCGTGGCACAGAGGCACGCAACTGTAGTCGGAAGCCTTCTGCGCCATCCCGCTTCCGAGTCCGGTGTGTGCCGCTTCTCCGGCCGGCTCGAGTCCACAGACGGCGCAGGGCAGGGACCGGATCCACATGCGGTAGCGCCAATTTCTCGCCGGACCGGCACGTTCTCGCCGTGGTGGTTTGCGGGGGATCTCTATGCCATGGACTTCCTTCATGAGCCAGCGTTGAAGCTGGTGGGTGTTCCTCATTGCTTGGCCGTGGCTGGGGTAGCGGCTGGCGTCCCCGTCGCCGCGGCGTATTTTCGGAACACGAGGATGTGCTCTTGGATCTCCGCCTCGGGTGTCCCCTGTAGACGTTGCCGGCAAATCACCAGAGCAAACCCGATCGGGATCTGCAGGTTTTCCGGCGTGTCGTAGAACCGATCCAGCGCCTTGCCAACCTCACCATTCGTCATCGAGAATGGATATGAGTTTTCCACGGTCACAGCCTCGTGAATGTATTTGGCGTGTGCTAAGCCGCCGCTGAACCCCATCAAAAAACTCATCTTCCCTTCCATCGTTGCCGCGTTCCAAAACCGGCCGTTCACTTGGCCGTCCGAGTGTACCTGCTCCCACCAGGACTCCTCGGCCGCCAAGTGCATCGTGGCCGCGAAGCACACCACCGTCAAAAGCAGAAATCGTCTCATCGTTTGCCTCCGTCCCTCTTATCGGCCATGGATCCCGGAATTGCCGGCACGATGAAAGTCCCATCCTTCTGCTGGCCCATCCGTAGAGGCGCCCGGTACACCCGCCAGCGCGCCGAAGCCGCATAGCGGTCGCCATGCCCCTGGAAGGTCTCCAGGCAGATCAGGATCGGCTCCCCGGCGTCGATGCCCAGCCTGGCCAGCTCGCGCACCAGTTCTTCGGCCGAAGGTTCCGGCAGGTAGAAGCGCCGGCCGCCATCCGCCAGAAAAATGCGCTCGGCCTGTTTGCCGGGACGGATGAAGCGCGCGCCCGTGACGGTCTCCAGAATCAGGTCGATGGGCACGTTGCGGGAAAAGCGGATGGTGGTCACCTGGAGGCCTCCAGGGGCAGATCGATCTGAGCGGGATCCGGTTCGGCCGAAGGACGCCCGGCGTAATCGCGCGCGTCGGCGTGCTCGATTTCCCGCAGCTCGCGCAGGCGCTCGGACATGGACTTGGGGCGGTCTGCATCCACTTTGCGTATCCTCATGCGACACGCTCCCGAACAACCGTCGCTGTCTCGCTACGCGGGCGGATGGCCGCTGGGAAGGGGCCGATGCTGGCGCAGTCCTCCGCATCGCCCACCGATCCACAGGCGCGGCAATGGTACATTTCGCCCGAGTCGCTGTAGCCCGTCTCCGGGTCCGTCTGCCCGTAGTTGTAAGCGAAATCCAGATCCGCGCTGAGGCAGGCGGGGCACGTCGTAGAGGTTTCCGGCTCTTCGATGCCAGGATCTTCGCAGAGTTCCTCGGGGCTGAATTCGATGGCGTACATCTCGTCTTCGGTCATCGGCTCTAAGCAGTGTTCCATACTTCTATTATGCTTGACGGACAGGTATAGAGTCAAGAACAATCGTGCTTGACGGTAAAGTATTTTTGGGGTACGATAGAGGCGTGGAGCTTAACCGTCAAGCCGTGCTTGACCGTTTCGTATATAATGGAACGGCGATGCGAAAAAAGAAGGAACAAGCGGACCCCTCGCCAGAGATGGTCAGCAGGGTCTTTTCGATGATGGGAAGGAAAGGCGGTCCGGCTCGAGCCGAAATGCTCACAGCCAAGCGGCGCAAGGAGATCGCGCAGAAGGCGGCGCGAACACGGTGGGGAAAGAAGGCGGGGAAAACGGAAGGGTGACTGAAACTATGGACGAAGAACTGAAGGCGTACCTGGAGGGCATGGAGCAGCGCGCCAAGCAACAGTCTCACGCGCTCTCAACCTTGGTCGAAAACGTCAAGGAGTCGCTAGAGCGCGACATCCAGAGCGTCGGCGATCGCGTGGACCGCATGAGCGCACGGCTTGGACAAAATTGCGGCGGGGTCGCACTACGTGACGCGCTTGGTGGAGTGGTCCGAAAAACAGGACCGCTTCCAGGAAGACATCCTCAAGCGGGTGGCCGCGCTGGAAGCGCGGATCGACAAGCGGTGACGAAAGCGGCGGAAACGGCCGAAGAGCAAGGCAGTGGACATCGAACGCGAGTTCCTCGATAGCGAAATCGAAAAGTCGATCACGGCGGACTGGAACGGACGCGAGATGAGAGAGGAAAAATTGATTCAGACAACCACTGGCCCCGCGTACATCGACATACCCCCGACCATCCGCGTGCCCTGGTTCCGCGGCATAGTTTGGCAGGCCTGGCTTGTCGGCATCGGTTTGTACGCGGCCGCAGGCTACATGCTCTACGCTATTTTCGTCCGCCCGTGGCTCCGCTGATCTCCATGCAATGATCTGGTAGGATTATTGGACGAAAGGGAGAATCATGAAACCGAAAACGAAGCCGGCCGAAACGAAGCGGAAGACGAAGGCAAAAACGAAACCGGCCGCAAAGAAATAAACCGGGCGCGGCGTAGATCCGCGCGCCGCGCGCTCCTGCCACAGATCCCGTCTATCCCCACCAGGTCCTCGTCGTCCCAGAATTCCAGCATTACGGTTTCACTTTCTCTGCCGCCGGTACCGGAGGCGTCCGGAAACTCACGAACACCTGCAATGTGCCCCGCAGCCAGGCCCAGCCCCAGGCCGGGGCCGCCTTCAGACTCGAGGGCAATTCAGCGGGCATGGTGACCACTAGGGCCAAACCGAGGAGAGAGAGCCACGGCCAGTTGTTCTTGATGAAGATGTGCATTGCGACCAAGAAGCGGATTATTGCCCGACGACGGTAAACTGGCAGGTCTCCGCGGTCATTCCAGCATTCGCCGGCAGGGTGATCGTGTTGTATGTGGCCGTGGGGTTGTAAGTGCCGCAACTGCCTGATGGCGCGATGGTCAGGATCGGATTCAGAAAGCCCATCGGTTGCGGGTACACATAAGTCTGGGCCGTGCCGGTGTTGGCATAGCCATTTAATTGGCAGGAAATCAGGCTGGGAAATCCCAGCGAGGCCTGGGAGCAAGTAGCTGTGCCCGAGGTCCCCGTGTACGGTGTCGAGATTTCGCCGAGCAGAGGGAAGGTTATGCCATGCACAGGATAATTCGTTCCGAATCCGAGCACGTCCGACGGTTGAAACGGATTCGCGGTGGCGCCAGCGCCGCCGTGGCGCAAGAGTTGGATACCATACGTTCCGGTGGTGTGGAGGCTGTCGTCAACGCGCGTGGCCGAACTGGTGTTGATCCAGCTAGGGATGTCGATAGACCAGTCCTGGTTATAGTTGGGCGTCGCATCGAAGCCGATCACCAGCCCTTTTTGGGTGCCCGTCTGATTGAGATACCCGCCAGTGACCGTGACGCCGTGGCACGACTGAAATAGCATGTACCCGGCGTTCCCTTCGAGCCATGGCTCGATAATGGTGGTCGATTGAGTGTCCATCAAGTGGATGCCGTAATATCCCGTGGTTGCCCCGGCGGCCGACAGGTGATTCAGCAGCAGCCCCAGCGTGGCGTTGGCATAGAACTGGTCGAGGGTGTTGCCCAGCAAATAAACGTTATCGAGTTCCGCTTCCGACGTCTGCGCGCCGCCCTGCACGCCATCCAGGTGGATGCCATAGCCTCCGTTGTACGTCGAGTCCACGTCCCGCAGCACGAAATTGTAAGAGCTGTTCGAGATGTAGATTCCGTCGCCGGTCGCGTCCAAGCAAGACACCTTCTCGATGGAGAATGCGCTCACGTAATTAACGCCCGAAGGGTTGACGCTGATGCAGGTCGCATACCCCACCGTCGTCAGGTTGTGCACGTGGATGTTGAAGATGGGCGCGCTGGCGCCGATCGTGATCGACACTCCCGAAGCCGGGGCGATCAGCGTGCCCACTCCCCCTGAGATAGCTTCTCCGGCGCCCCACAGCTCGACGGTGGACGCGGAGATGACGATCCGATTGGTAACGGTCCCCGGCGGCAGCCTCACTACAGCAGCCTTGTTGATGGTCATCACCGTCGAGGGGGATCCCGATAGAGTCCAGCCGGTGGCGTCGATCACACAGCCTGTCGATGCGCAGTTAGTCAGAGCGGCATTGATAGCCGCCCCCACGTCTCCCGAACCGGTCAACTGCTGGTAGCTGTTGCCGGAAGCGTAATAAGGAGTTGGAAGTTGGCCGAAGAGAGGCAGGCATAACAATGCAAAAAGAATGGGAATGTTTTTCATGGGGTCCTTTCAAGTTTTGGATGAAACGCTTCGCTTGCTTCCATCGAATTCCCCTGGTCTGCTTGGGGATGAGTAAGACCTACGGACGGTACTTTTGGCCCTTGTTTTACGGGGGTTTCAGCGGCATAATGGATGCAAGCCCGAATCCATCGGGCAGGAGAAAAACAGTGCCAACCAAAGAAACCCTGACCACCCGTGTAAACAGCCTGGAAGATCTGACCCGCGTCCTGGTCGATTCGCAGATCCGCACCGACGCCAGGCTGGTGCGCATCGCGGAAGAATCGGATCAGCGCATCGATAAACTAGTGATCGCCATCGGCGAACTCATCAGCCGCATGCCGCCGTCGGCTACCGCCTAAAAAGCTCCGCTGAGTGCCGTTGTTCTCCGCGCAAGCGCGAGCGTCGGGGCTGGAACCCTGGGCCGGTACGTAACCCGGCGCGAAAATCCCTCTTATAACTGGCCGAGAGCCGCCTGCAACTTCTGCAAAGCCGCGCGGCCGGCATCCAGCGCTTCCGGCGTCTGGTTGGGCTTTCGGAGCGCCGTCTCGGCCGTGGCTATCTTGGCTTGCAGACTGGAAACTTTCACCGCCCGGCTGAAGGCCTCGGCCGGCGCGGGGACATCGGGCTTGCCGAACATTCCAGGCTCCTCGCCGGCGCCGCGCGCGTCCTGCGTATAGATGCGCACCGCATTGGTCAGAATGTTCGCGCCGGTCCCTTGCAGATGCCGCGCCATGTCCACGACCTGGGCGTATTGTTGCTCCCCGAACAGGCCGCTCTGCTTGGCGAAGTTTGCGAGGCTCCTGCCCGAGCCGTGCGCCTGCGCGTCCTCGATCATGTCTATGGCCCCTTGCACGATGGGGGTGAGGCTCCATTGCGGATCGTTTTCGATCTGGGCCAAGGGCGCGGCCATGCGCTCCAGTTTGTTGAGGACGGACGGCGCCGTGCGGTCGATTTGCGCGGGATCGCGGAAGAAGCGGCCCAGCAGCGCCTTTGAGATGCGGGTCTTGGCGGCGGCCGTCAAGTCGCCGTCTGAGATATACGCGGCGGATTCCTGGGAGTTGATAGCGCCGTCTTTGATGAGCTTCTGCAGTACGTCCGCGCCGCCCGGTCCACTCAGCATCTTCGAGAGAGTGGTGTCCGGGCCGCCCGCATCCAGGCGTCGCGCGATATCGTCCAGCGTGCTCTGCGAAACGCGGCGGGAGTCCGCGATGGACTTTTCCGAGGGGGTCAACGATGCCGTGGAATCGTCGTTGAAGTCGGTGATGGCCTGCTGCCTGGTTTGGGCCTCGGTGAATTGCGAGTCCGGAATCTCGCGGACCAGGACGGGCTGCTTCATGCCGGCGATCTCCGCTGGGTCGATGCCGAAGTGCGAAGCGTTCTGAGTCAGCAGATCGCGGTACGCCTGCGCGCCCGCCGGGTTGTTCGCATAGACCCGCTGCAAGATCATGCCGCGGCCGTTGCCGCCCAGCGCGTTGCCGTTGGAGTCGACCACGATGGGGCCTTCGTTGGCGGTCGGGTTGGTGTTGATCAGGCGCGCTGGGTTAAACCGCGCGGGCGTGGCGCCGTTGAAAACCTTGGCTTGGTTCTCGGGCTGGGAATAGTCGCGGTCGTTGACCGGCCCATACTTCGGGTTCGACCCGAAGCTGAGCCCGTTGTGTGAGGTTTGGACGTCCGCCAGCTCTCTCAGCCCATATTCGGCTTGGTAGAGGCGGCCGGTGTCGTTGTTGAGCGAGACGGTTGTTTGGCGGCCTGTTCCTTGGCGGCCAGCCGGGCTAAGGCTTGCTGCCGGGCCCACTCCAGCCGCTTCATGTGCCGCTTGCCCTGCTCCGTCTCCGGTTCGAAGATTACTGTCGTTTGCATTGGTGGGTCCTGATGGAAGAGTAGTGCTTTGAGGCGTGTTTTGCAATGGCTCTGAGGTACTTAAACCGGGGCCCGAAGTACCGGGACGCATCCAGGGGCGCGGGTTGGAGGCTTTGTCCAAGCCTGGAGGAACACCTGGTCCTGGCGCCTGGTTGCCCGCCAGGCTATCCGGTAGGGCCGGGGGAGGACTGCCGGGACCGCCAGTCGGTGCCGGCGGTGTCGGATCTTCCGGAGGCCCCGCCGCCCGCGCGAGCTGCGATTTCAGCAGCCCGGTCTGACCAGGATTGACGGGAGGGTGCTCCATCGCCCCCAGCAGCAGACGCTGGCCCCATGGCGAGAATAAGAGCTTGCTGCCCGCCCAGCCGGCCGCCCACCGTAAAGGATTCAAGCTGGCCGCCTGCTGCACTAGCGCCGTACCTGACGGGTTCGGATTGTCCGCTACCATCTTGGCACCGAGGAAAAACTTATCGAGAGACGCGCGCAGGCCGGGATCTTGAAACAGAAGCGACTTCGTCTCTGGCCCGAGGTCCTGCCACTGGCGCAGAATGCCCTGCGCCCGCGAAAAGCCGCCCTCCTGGGTGGCCTGGCCGAATAGCTTGTCGAGATACGCCCGCCCCACCTGCGGCAGGACGTCGGGCGCCTGGTCCGCAATCTTGCGCAGGAAGTCGATGCCTGTGTCCTGTTTCCAGGTCAGCTTATTGAACGTCTGCACGGGCTCAGTGCGGAGCTGGTCCGCGATGTCCGCTACTTCCATTTTGGAGGCGTGCGTCGCGCGCCCCTTTTGTAGCGCCGCGAGGTTGTCCGGTCCCAGCTTCGCCACGGCCGCATTGATTTCCTGCTCGAGCGGTTGGATTACACTCGCGGCTATTCCCTGGCTGGTGTTGCGGAGGTCCGCCGACGGGGCTTCGCGCCCCATGGCCTTCAGTCCGCCGAGGCCTTGCTCGGCCGCCTGTGCCGGGATGAAATCCGGCCCCTTCAGAATGTTACTGACCGCTTGGTAGCCCGCGCTCGATGCGCGATCGCTTGCCGGCATCCACTGCATGCTGTCGTACACCGGCTGCAATTGCTGTTTGATGCCCCGGACGTCCACCGGAGCCTGAACATCGGCCATCACGGGGACGCTCTCGGTCTTTCCGGTAGCCCTGCCGACGTTGTCGGTGACCGGCCGCTGCATGGTCTTCACCGGCACGCTGACCGTGTTGGCCGGGTCGTCGGCTCCCTGCCACGCGCCGGAATAGGCCGCATCCTCCTGCAGCTTCAGGCCTGCGATGTTGCTGTCGAGCTTCGCCCTGGCGGCCCGCCCCGCCGATTCCAGAGTGGAGACAGTCGGGCTGGCTTGGCCTGCCAGATTGGCAGACACACGTTGCAGGCCTTCCTCCGTGCTGCTGGCGAAATCCGCGGCCTGCGGTGCGCCCAGCGGTGAACTCGCCGCCACCGCCTCCGCGGATTTGATGAACTTATTTCCGGTCTGCGTGCCGACCTTGACCGGCACGTCCTGGCCGGCCAGGTAATCCACGGCGCCCTGCTGCACTGGGTTTAGCGTGCTCTTCACCTGCATCGCTCGCCTGGCGGAACCTACAACCGCCCCTGCCTTCGCCAGCGCGACGTCTGTCCCCTTTTGCAAGGCAAGATTCTGCAGCGCGTTGGTGGCCTCGGCCGACGCGTCAGTCAGTGCGCCATTCACATCGCCGCTTGCCGCCTTTTTGACGGCGCCCAGGAAGGCGACTGGCTCCATCGTTGGGATACCGCCCGTCAGGTAAGAGAAGGCATTTTTGACACCTCCCGCATAGTCGCCCTTCCCAAAGGCATCGACGGCTGCCTTGCCGGCCGCGGCCGTGTTGTTCGCTACGGATTCAATTGTGTCGAGGGGATGCAGAATTGGATGCGCCATGGCCGCGATCCTCGCCGCCGGGTTCACCTGGTGCCAGAAACTCTGGAGCATGCCGCCGACCGTGCTGGTATCATCGGGCTTCGCCGGCACCGCGGCCGACGCCGAGGCCGGCGCTGAGATCGGGTCTCCGAATTGGTTCACGCTGCCGGCAGCCGGCACCGTGATTGGGTCTCCGAATTGGTTTACAGCAGGGCTGGCCATTTCGTTTATCTCGTTGCAGTGTGGCCATCCGGCCCGATATAGGAGGTCCCCTTGGGTAGCGCATCCCGCTGGGCTTTCGTGGTCACCTGCACAGGGCCGCTACCGGGCGCCCCCTGCGCACTCTGATCCTGCACCGTCCCTCCCACATGGATGCGCTGCTGAATATCCGCGATCTGCGCATTGTAGGCCTGGTGCCGGTTGGCCATGTCTTGTCGGAGTACTTGCGCTACGTGCACGGTCTGCGCAAACGTCGCGTTTGCCGGGTTGAAGGCTTCGACCTCATGCCGGGCCGAGTCCGAGAGCGCCCCGGTCAAGCCCGGGTTGCTGGTGACCTTAGCGACTTCGTTCACCGCCACCTGGCGCGCGGCGTTATAGGCCGGGACGTTGGCATTTCCCACCAGGCTGGCGCTGAGGCTGCGCAGAGGCGCGTTGAGCCAGGGGGATCCGGTATCCATGACCGTCCGCGCCTGGTTCAGCAATAAGTCCAGGTTCTTGCCTGCCGTATTCTCGAATGCCGAGACCGAGTCGCGCTGCTTCGTGAGGCCCGTGAGAGACGCCGCGTTCGCCTTGAAGGCCGTTTGCTCGGTGGCGATGTCTAGCGGTCCCTTGGCTGCCGCGGCGTCGATCACCTGGCGCATCGCGTAAGCATTCCGCATGCCCATGGCCGGCATTTGCCCGGTCTTGCGGTATGCGTCGGAGAGCATATCGATGGATTCCGGAGTCAATCCGGACTGCGAGTTCTTAGCCGCTTCCGTCCCCGCCGCAACTGAAATCTTGACCGGCACGGTGGCCTTGGCTTGCGCCACCGAAGCCGATGTCCTGCCGATGCGGTCCGAGGAATCGGTGAAGGCCTTGTTCACTGCCGCGGTGCCCAGCGGGAGGGCCGCGTTGGCTTGTTGCTCCGCAGTCTGGCTTTCCTGCGTCACCATGGCCTTGATGGCCGGATCGGAGTAGTTGTCGGGGTTGAACATAGCCACCGCCCGCGCGTGGATGGTCTGCGGGGTGATGCTCGAAGCGTTCTGAAATTCCAGATTCGCCATGCCGTATTTGGGCTGCTCTGCGACCGGCACCTGCGAGCCGATGAACTGCTTGGACCCGACCGCCGTGGTGGGGAACGCGATATTGGGATGGTCTTGTTTGAGCTTGGCCACGGCGGCGGGATCGTCCACTACGCCGGTGGCGGGGTTCAGCGCCGTCTGGAATTCCTCGATGGCGCTCTTGCGGTCGAGGTCAGACGTTTGTGCCTGCGTCTTGGCTGTTTCGGCTTCTTTGGCGTTTTGGTCGTTTGCAACGGAGATCAGGCCCAGCGAACCGACGTGCGCTTTGAATGCGACCGGATCGGCTGGCCAGGCGGCGATGACCGGGTAATTCTTCGGGCCGCCCTGCGCATAGAATTGCTGATTCGCAGCGTCCAGGCTCGGCTGATCGGTAACGCCTTTCACCGAGTTCTGGTAAAGATTGGTGTACGTCTCCTCGGTTTTGTTCTGCTCCGCGGTCTGCGCCAGCGAGGTCGTTTTCAAACCCTGGTAGAGTTTCACCAGTTCCGCGGTGTGAGCCGGAAGCACGCCGGGGATGGCTGGCAGCGTGCCATTCGCCGCGGCCTGGGAGAGGACCTGGCCCGCATTGTTGGCAGGGTCCGCAAGGAAAGCCATGGAGTTGCGCTGGCTCTGGAGCATCAACTGCTTGGACTGGTTGTCGGTGGCCAGGTCCTGGACCTGTTGCTGCGCGAGTTGTGTCTGCTGGCCCATTAACTGGCGTTGGGCTGCACCTGTAGCTAGTGAGTTGAGTTGTGTGCCGGTATCCGGCGCCTGTTGTTGGGGCGGGATAATTTGAGGAAGATTGCTGAAACTCGTTGGCGGGGCCATCGGTGACCAGGGCATGTTACTCTGCCTCCATTGCGCCGGTATCCGATGCCGAAGGACCTGGAGCCGAGCCCGCCTGCGTGGGATATCCGAATTGCTTGCTTTGCGTGTCGTAACTGGTTGCGCCTGGCGCGGAATCCCAGTCGGCGTTGGTTCCCCCGGTGAAGAAGTTGCCGATGTTTCGCGCCATACTCATCACCGATCTGCCCATGTTCTGGCCCATCTGTGCGAGTGTCATCGGCTGCTGCTGCGCGCTCATGCCTTGCGGCCCCATCGCCAGCGCGTTGGGCTGCCGCTGCTGCTGCTGCTGCTGTTGGGGCGCGAACCAGCCGCTGCCCTGCTGCCCTTGCTGCTGCCCCTGGCCCTGCCCTGGCATCGGGGGACTCACCATGTTCCAGCCGCCCATCAGAAGCCTCCCCCCATAGCGAGTGCGTTGAGGCCAGATCCGACTTGCCCCAAGCCCGCATTCCAGGCATTCGCCGCTCCAATGTCACCCTGCGCCTGCGCTTGCCCCGCGCCGATTTGGGTGTTGCCGAGATAGTTTGCAGCGCCCATGGTGTTCTGCGCCGTCAAATCTTCGGACTGCATGCCGGCCGTGCCGGCGTATTGCTCCGCGCCGGTCTGCAGGGTGCCTCCGTACTGCGCCGCTTGTGTGTCAGCCGTGCCGGCGTATTCCGAGGCCTGCTGGCCCATGCCCGCCGTCGATGCCAGCCGGTTGAAGGTGTTCTGCTGCTGGGTCTGGTATTGATTGAAGGCGTTGTTGTAGTCCGATGCCGCCGTGTTCTGGGAGTACTGATCGATGGCTTTCGCCGTGCCGCCGGCGTTGAGCGATCCCCCCGCGGCCGCGGCGCGCTGCATGGCCTGCTGGCCTTGCTGCTCCTGAAACTGGTACCCAGGATCGTTCTGCTCCATCATGGTGGCGTTGAATGGCGTGTTCAAGGATCCACCCGGAGCCATCTGAGTCTGCAAGCTGTTCGCTGCCGATGCGCCGGCTTGTGTGTAGGGACTGACACCTTGCCCCGCTGCAGCCGCGGCAGCATTGGCATTGCCGGCAGCCGTCCCAGCCGCGCCAGTGACTCCAGCGCCCGCAGCTTGACCTGCCGCGGTGATACCCGGGTTGACGCCGGCCGCGGCATTGGTGACCGTCTGGCCGGCCTGGTTGTAGCCGCCGGAGAGCGCGTTGGCGGCGTTGTGAGCCGCCGAGGCAGCCTGCCCCGCGCCGAAAAGTCCCAAAATTCCACCAAAGAGTCCCATTTGAGTTTTCCTTCTTCACGCCGCGTAGTTACCAATCCCCGCCGCCCCGCCTGGAATGGTCGGAGGTGCGCTTCCCGCATCACACTCGTCCGGCCATGGGACCACCGCGCTATCCGCGGCCGCCGCGCCCGTTTGCAGGAACAGAGACGCGCCCGGCTGAGTGAGCAGGCAGACCCACTGCTTGGAGTCGTAGCCGATGAACGCCCCGAGTGCATACTGCGCAGTGACCACAATGGCATCCCAAAGCCACCCCACCAGCCACATGTATCCGCCGTAGGGCAGCCCCAGCCGCGCCTGCATCACCAGCGGCACGCTTCCCAGGCCTCCGACAATCGGATTCACCGCGGCTTTGCCGTCCAGCTCGTAGCCGCCGGCATTCGGCACAGCCACCGCGAAAGGGCTCGGCGCAGAGTAGAGCGCGCCGTTCATCTCCGCCGCGCCGTTGCCCGACTGCGAAAGCAGCGTGCGGAGGGAATCCCAGGTGGTGAACGCCGGCCAGTATTCGGGAGGCCCCAGATAATAATCGAGTCTGCAGTCGCGCGACACGCCCGAATAGATGAAGCCGCGGCCGTTGGGCACGCCCACGTCCACCGAACCCGTCATCCACAGGCACATCGAATAGTCGTCGGCCCAGAAATTCCAGCCTCCCGAACAGTTGCACCAGCACACCGTCATCGGCTGCGGGGTCGCGCCGGGGTAAGTGGTGGTGACCACCAGATAGACGCCGCCCTCATAGCCAGGCGTGTAAGCGGCCAGGCCCACGCCGATCTGTTCGCCGTTGATCGACGGCGCCGAAAGGTACTGCACCGATCCGCCCCAAGGGACGGTGGAGAGCACGCAATACGCTTCGTTGCAGACGATGACTGAAGCGTTCGCGGCCGTGCCGCCAGTCTGCGCCGCCAGGTTGAGAGTGAATGACGATGCGCCGGTCATGGTGACCGTCGCGTTCCACTGACTAAACAGCGTCACGGCTGCCGCAAACAGATTCGCAGTCACCGTGTCGAATAGATCGCCGCCCAGCGGGATTGTGACTGCGCTACCTACCAGGGTTGGGCTTCCGGGAGTGCCGCCGCTCACCGCGGTGTAACTGATCCCGTCGATGGAGAGATAAGCCTCGGCTCCGACGCCAAAGGGAAATTGAATCGTGGCCGTCGCCGGGACGCCACCCGAGGCCGTCCAGCCGGCCAGAGCCAGCCATGCGCCGATCTGAGTCACTGCAGCGGCCGTCGATCCGCCGTAGTCCATCGCAAACGGCGCCGGACTCATCTTGACGTGGGTGCCATAATAGGCGACGCTACTCATCAGTAGGCCAGATTCCCCGGCATCGACTGACTTGCCACCAGCAGGTACAGTGCAGCCAGGCCCGCGTCGAGCGTGAAATTAACCCAATACGTGCCTTGCCCAAAGAGTTCGATTTCCAGGTCCGTGCCCACGGGTCCTTCGCTCGCGCCCACCGGAGGCCCGCTCATGCAAAAGGCGTCCCACAACTGGCCTCTCACTTTCGGCGGATACCCGGTGAACGGATAGCCGGCCGCGCAATAGTCGCCCCAGGCGACCAGCGGCTCGAAAAGAAACGGCTCGGTGTTGGCGTACTGCATTGTGGCTGTTGCGCCGCTCGCCCAGAAATCGACGCAATGCAGGGGCACACTTTGAGTGCCCTGCACGAGCGAGTGGGCCGTCGATTCGGTGGGGCGATGGAAGTAAGCGGACCAGCCCGTGGACCACGAAGTGAGTCCCAGATTGTTGCGCCAAGTCTCACTGCCATAGGGCGCCCCGTCGCCGATCATCCACCAGATCTCATCGGGCATGGCTCCATCGCTGTAGGCCGGATCGTTGGGCGCGATGTAGGGAATGCCGCCCGCGATGTTCGATCCGTTCGCGTCCGGGCCCGGAGTATTCACCTGCGAGATGAAAAACTGGCACGCCCCACAGACGATCTGATACACCCGCCCCGCGGCGCACTTCAAACCCAGCAACACGCCCGTCGCTGTGCCGTGAAACTGCATGGTGACCTGGCCCGCGGTCCAAGTGATATCGAGCAAGACGGTGAGAGCGAGCGCCGTCTGCGGGCTGGTCGCCTGCAGCGTCGCACCTGGTGACAAGGTGGCCGTGTGGACCCACCCTACCGACTCCAGATCCGCTATCAGTGCCGCCCCCAGGACGGCGCCGCTCGAGCCGTCCAGAGCCTGATACCAGACCGGGACCGAGGCCGAGTAGGCCAGGTCCGAGGGGATGGTGTTGTCGCCCGAGAGGAGAAACTTGGTGGGTGCGACCATGCTACTGCCAGGTCAGACAGAACGTGGCGACTCCGTTGGTATCCGTCGATCCGTCCGAGGAGACGATGGCGAACGAGAAGACGTCGTTGGCCGCGATGGCGCCGGCGGTCAGGAACTTCGTCCACGTCAGAGGCGTGTCCACCTTGGTGGTCTGATTCACGGTGCAGGTGATTAACGGGCTGCCGTTTTGGTTGATCGTCACCACCAGGTCGGTTGAGATCGCCTTGCGCAATACGCCGGTCACTTGCTGCGCGGTACCGGAGGCCTGCGCGGTCACATGCGGGGCGATGTCGGCGCCTGCCGCCAGGTTGAACAGCACCAGCCGGGCCCACAGCAGATCCGGGTTGGCGGTCTGCACGAGCTGCTGGAAAAACAAGATCCACTGGCTGGTCAGCGCGCCAGTCCATCCGGAGGGCCATGAGGTGAAGAAATCGGTCTGGACAGGGACCTGGGTTACGTCGCTCGCGGACTTGGGCGAGTAGTTGGTGGATGATTTGCCGGAGCTTGTGGACGGCACGTTAAGCCCTCCCTTGAATCGCGCTCAAATATGCGTTGGCCAGCGTCACGTCCACGCCCACGGCCAGCGTTTGCGTGCCGCGGGTGAACCAGACCTGCCCGCGTTGATCGCTCCAGGAGAGCGAGAGAGACACGCCCGTCGATGCGGTCTGATTGCTCACCACCTGCCAGATGCGGTCCCTGCCCTTGCCGCAGCGGTTCCAATAGATCCTCTGCTTGGCGGTCGCGTCGCAATCGAGTTCAAAGCGGCTGTAGAAACGCCAGTTGTTCTCTTGCGTCATGTGCGGCGCGCGGCGCAGAGTGTAGAATGCGGTGCCCGCTTCGTCGAGATACGCCTCGCTTTGGATGTAAATCTTGCCCGACTGCTGGCCGCCCACATAATGCACGTCATCGTTGGCGGTGAAAGCCACCACGGCGTGGAACTGCTGCAACTGCATGTTGAAAGTCGGAAAGCCGTTTCCGTCGAAGGTACCGGTCCAGGTCCCGCGCTCATGCCAGAGATGCGTGGTGAGGTCGTAAACCCAGGTGGCATTTCCGGTGGGGAAATTGATCACCCACATCTGATGCCCGCGGTCGATGTAGGTGAAGCCCACCGCATCCTCAACGGTCGAGTAGCTGGCCCAGGCGATCTCCACCGCGGCCGTCGAAATCTGCTGCGGACGGAATCCTACTTCCATGAACGCCACGCGGTCGCCGCGCTCCACGTCGCCGCCGATCCAGACGAGGCCCTCGCCCAGCCGGCAGACCGACCACGGAGCGACGCAGCCGTAGTGCATGATGGCTCCCGGGTTCGGCGCCCACGGCGTCAAGGGATTCGTGGCGCCCTGGTCCTGGAAGACTACCGATTCTTCGAGATCGCCGAAGGCGTAGAGCTGCTCGTGATCCGCGATCAGCGCCGCCACGTTATCGGGATAAGACTCCTTGAAGAAGTAATCGAGGGGGTTCCAACTCGTGCCGTCGTTCGGGGCCGAGAAGAAGATCTGCTTGGAATTCGGGACCGCCGCGAAAAAGTAGCTGTCCAGAAATGCGCCCATGGAGGCCTGTACATACGTGCCCAACCACTCGATCCCCATCCCGCCGGAAGATCCGGGCGTTCCCCAGCTCGCAGTCCCGGTGGCCATGCCGTTTGCGTCCACCGCGGTGATGACGTTGCCCGCCGTGACCGTGAAGCCGGTGCCGCTCAAGATCTGTACCGACTTACCCACATCGGAGGCTTCGAAGGGGCCGCCCGTGCCGGCGGTGAGCCGTCCGGTGGCTGTGTCGATTACCAGGTCTGTAAGCTGGATCGAGAACTGACACGGCACCACGCCCGAGCCAACGTCGATGTAGGCCGCGCCTGCGGAGACCACAAACAACTGCCCGCCGTTGGCGAAACACTGGACCGGCTCGCCGTCGTTGCCGATGGCGCCGTGGTCTGTCCAGCTTGAGAACACGCCCGCGACCGCGATGGCTTCGTGCAGGTGCGTGCCATTTGCCACAAACATGCGATTCTGGCCGGGCCAGATCCCGCGAATGGGGGAATTCGGCGCCGTGGCCCAGAGTGACAGGCCCGGTGTGCGCACCAGAGCCATGGGTCCCTTTTCCTGGTTACCGCCTATCGGCTCCGGGTAACGGTTCACGCAGCGTTCGGAAGCCGCGGCGATGCTGGCCAGCGTGTTTGAACCGCCCGCCGTGAAGGCGTCGAAGCGCATTAGTCCGAGTTCCTCTGGCCGCTCAGCCAGTTATACATGCCTTCGCCGCCGCCCACATGGTCAGTCTCGAGCAGGGGGCAGGCTTCGGCCGCATTCACCCTCTGAATGCCCCGCTGCGCCCGTCCGTAGGTGTCCATGACCGATTGCGGTACTTCCAAACCGTGCATGGAGGACAGCCGGATGGCCAGGCCGCCCAGCCAGAATTCCAGGTACCCAGGAGGGAACGCTACGGCCGTAGTGAGGAGCGGGGGCGCCACATTCCCCTGCCAGGAGAACGTCTCGATCTGATACACGCCATCCGGAATTGGCTCCAGATACACGTTTGCCGCGCCTGCGGTCGCGTCCAGCGCGCCGAAGGCGTTATCGACGTACATTACGTCGGGCCAGGTGTAGATCTGCTGCAGGGTGATTCCGGCCCACTGTTGCCGGCTCAGGATGCGGATGCCGCGCCTGACTGCCGGCGAGGTTGGCTCGAGCAGATTCGCCTGGGTGACCCGCACGGGCCGCGGGGCGTTCCAGGTGCCCCCCGGCCCCCATGAGTAGGTCTGCTGCTGGTTGGCGGTGTTGAATAGGTTCGCCACCTCGCAGAAGATATTCGCCCGCGAGGTGTTGCTCGTGTCGACCATGTTCTGGAAGACCTGGAGGCCGCGCGTCATTTCGGAGGGAGACGCACCGCGGCCGGCCGCTTTCAAGTGGCCGATGGAGGCCAGCGCCATGTTGATGCAATCGGAGACGAGCATGGGTTAAACCGTGGGCGCCGGCGAGCCCGCCGGCGATGTGATGATCTCGGCTTTGGAACTCTGCGCCATCATGACGAGGGTTTGAGTGGCCGGCTTGCCATATGGCTCGAGCAGATCCACCGCGAGGTTGAATCCCATCGCGCGGGGCCAACCGTTAGGCAGTGAGAGAACGTCGGTGAGATTGACCGTGACCGCTACCGGGACGAACGTATAGACCGATGGATCGTAGTTGGCGGCCAGGGACTTCTTCACGGCCGCATTCCAACTCCCGATCAGATTGTTCAGGAACATCTGCGAAAGGGTGTAGTCTTCCGGGGCGGGCGTTTCGCCGGCCGCTACCGCATCGATCATCTGGAGCGAGAGGGTAAGGAGGTCGGAAACAATCATAACCGCCGAAAGCGCCACACCTCCGGGGTTAACGGAGGCGTGGCCTTAAAGCGGTCCGCGGAATTGGTGTTGCTGCTCGTGTTTTAGAAGTCTGCCGAAGCCATGATGTAGCCGCTGCCCGCGGTGCCCCCCTGCAGGGAAGCGCACAGGCCCACGGTTTCCGTCGCGTTGGCCGCCGTGATCGAGATCGCGTTAGGTGTGTGGGTGGATCCGGCCGCCAGAGTGGTGGCTGTCACTGCGGCCGCGGCCGCCGCAACCTTGAACGCGCCCGCCGCCAAAGTTACCGTGGGCGCCTTCCACATCTGTACAGGCAAGGCCATGTAGAACACTTGAGTCGAAGCCGCTGCGAAGCATCCACCCACGCCGACGATGACGCCGGCAGCCGGTTCCACCATGACGTAGCAGTAGCGCTGGCAGATTTCCAGATCCACCTGGATGTCGCGATGTTCGAACTCCGACGCCGACGCTCCGATCTCGAGCTGCAGGCCGTTGAACAGCACGCCATCCACTGCGCCCGCAGCCGTCGCGCTGGGAGTCCAGGAGATCAACACCCCAACCTGGGTAGCGCCTGTCGGGACGGTCCCCGTGAACTGATAGCGGGTCATCGTGGTAGTGATGGCCTGGGTCGCGTTCATGGCGTTCGCCTGGCTGGTCCAGGAACCGCCCACCATGTTCGCCGCGGTGTCGTTGCCCGTGACCGACAGGCCATAGACCACCTGCACGGTCAGACTGCCGCCGCTGAAGTTCGCGCCGGCTTTAGCCCAGAAACTGAAGGTGACTTGCTGGCCCTGCAGCTGGTAAGAGTCGGCCGATTCCATGACCTGGCCGAAGTAGATAACGGCCGTATGGGTGTCGCCCGACGATCGGTAAACCTGGCAGTCCTGGGTGAAGCCGGGGACCGTCACATCCGCGATCTGGGACATCAAGATCGAGCCGGTGGCCGAAAGCGCCGCGAACCAGCGGTCCGGGAAATAGCGCGGGGTGGTGGTGGTGATGGCCGTGGTCAGGACGTTGGCGGTGCCCAAAGCGGTCAGGTTGCGCTGCCACGGGTTGATGCTGAAATCCCCACCGTCCAGAACGTTTCTGAAGTTCATGGCGCTCTGCGAAGCCAGGCGCCAGACCGCCGCGCCCGTGGACGCCGAGGCGCACAGCCAGTTCCGGCCGTTCGATGTGTTCACCCACGTACTGCCGACAGAATAGCCCTGGGTGGTGTCGTTCCCCACGCCCGGGTCGGTGGTGGCCGAGAGATTGCTTTTGAGCACCGGTATCCAGACAGCCGCGCCCGTGGCCGCGGAGATGCAGATCCAGGCGCGGGTGCCCGTCTGGTTAGTCCAGAAGCTGCCCACCGAGTAGCCCTGGGTCTGGTCGTTCCCCACGCCCGGGTCGGTGGTGGCTGAGAGGTTGCTCTTGCCCAAATCTGCGAGCAACAGCGCTTGATCGGTGGACTGGTCGAGTTCGCCCCCCGAAACTTGGATCGGCATGTTTTCGTTACTCCCTTTGGCTGGGCGCTATTTGCGCCGTTTGGCTGAAGGAGTAGTTGATGGGTCGGCCGGTTCCTCTCGCATCTTGGCCGCAATATCGGGATCCTGAATCTTGCCGGCCGCCGTCTCGACGCCGTGGTCGGCGGGGGTGGTTTCCCAGCCGTCCTCTTCCTCTGCCGGCAGGTGGATGATTCTGGCATTGCCGGCGCCGTCGTAGCGCCAGCCTGGATAGGTTCGCGATTCCATGGCCTTAGAATTTCTCCACGGTCATTACGATGTTCGCCGCGGTGTCGCTGGTGGCCGTGACAAACTGGAACGTCAGATAATCGCCGGCGTTGACGGTAATCGAGTGGGTGGTGTCGCTGCAACTCTTGGCCGCGGCCGCGATCGTGCAGGTGATGGCCGTCGACGAGCCGTTCTTGTAGACGGTGGCGACATCGACAGACGCGCCCCCGACTGCTACCGCTGTCGAAAACACCTGGAAATTGTAGAGGATTCCAGGAGAAGCGATGGGGAAGTGAGTATAAGCCGTGGTGTCGGCCGAGCACACGCCGTGGGCCGTGCCGCTGCCGCCGTTGAGGTATTCGGTTTCCGCGGATCCCGCCGTGCCGCCGCACCAGGCCGCCCGCGATTCAATCGCGGCGCTAGACAGCGTGCCACTCTTGATCTGGACCCACTGGCCGCCCGAGGGGCACTGGAAGATGTGGCCGGTCTGAATGTTGATGAACGGCAGGACGTACTCGTTAGACGTGGTGCAGGCCGCACCGGGATATTTGTCCACGACAAAGAACTGGTTGGGCGGTCCCAAATAAACCGTGGAACCGTTGATGTGAGACACTGCCGCCGAGGGCGTGCCGGAATAGGTGGTGAGGTCCACATTCCAGTGGCGATCCACGACGAAGCACGTCGAGGAGCTGCCGGCGAGCGTAACCTGCATGGGCTCAAAGTCCACGAACAGCATGGTGCCGGGAGTGGACAAATTCGGAACGGATACGCCCGTCGCCGAGGTCAGACACACCTGGGTGTCAGTTTTCAGGACCTGGCTGGAGAGCGTCGTTGAGGTAAGAGTGAACATCTGCGCGCTCGCGCAAATGGTGAAAAGGGCCGCTAAGCCCGCAATCGAAACTAGTTTCTTCATGATAGATACGTCCTTTGTCGGAGGGGATGCTCTCAGCGATCCTTGCAGAACCGCTGAGAGGTTGATCCGTTTTGGGTTAGCCTTCCACGCGGCAGGCCATTTCGCGGTATAGCGGCGCGAAGTCGTACATGACATCCAGCCGGTTGATCTCCTTGCGGTAGACCCCGTCGAACGCTCTGATGACGGAGATGTTCAGTCCCGTTTCCGCGTCGTTGGCTTCGGTCACCAGGGCGCCCATGCCGGGCTCCGGGTTGTTCAGCTTCACACAGACGAACGCAAAAGCGTTCTTGTGCAGCAGCAGGGCTTGCGGCGATACTGTGCCGGCTGCCCCGTCCACGGTGATGGCCGCGCCGTCCACAGGGGCCGCGGTGACGTTCTGATACTGGCCGTAAGGCGTGATGGCGGGGGCCACCGAGACGCCGCCCGTGCCGGCCACCAGCGAGGTGAAGGGAGACAAGACGACGAACTGCTGCAGGTCGCCGGTCGATTGGCGGGTCTGCGGGTGAACGCTGTACACGCCGGCGATGGTGAAGGTATCGCCCTGGCTCAAACGAGCCGCGACGGAAGCGGTCCAACCGCGCGTGGACAGGGTCATGGTGGCGTTATTGCCGCCATCCGCCTGCACTACGCCGGTGATCGTGCCAGTGGCGTCCACCAGGGGGGTGCCACCCAGCGGTCCCACCGTGCGCGTGTAAATCGTCTGGTCGCGGAACACATTGTATCCCAGCGAGTCCACGATCTGGCCTTGTTTCCACTGCTGGCTGATTGCCCCAGTGGGGTTATACAGGGTCTTCGTGCCATGCACGAAGGTGCTCGAGAAGCGGCGATTGACGATGAGGTTCAGCTCTTCGTCTTGCGGCAGGCCTTGCTCGATCAGGAGGTCGCCCGCTTTCAGATAAGGCTGCTCGTCGACGGGCGTGGTGCCGGGGGTGCCGGTGGCGTTGAACGTGTTCCAACTGATGTACTGGGCGGCCTGGGCGTTGATGGTGCTCGCCAGAGCGAGGGCTGCGGGCTTGCTGTACAACTCGCGCGCTTCGCGGATCGACAGCGTTTTCTCGACCGAATCCCAGTCGAAGGCCACTTGCGCAACCTGCGCCACTTTGACGGGCGTCACCTGGTCGGTGAGGGGCTGCGGATCGTACTTCAGGCCCGTCGAGACCGTGAAGCGGTAGGGCTTGCGAACGTCGACGCTGGCGCCGACTTTCATGGCCTTTTTGGCGAATTCGGGGGTGACTGCGGTGCTCATGTTGCGGCACACATTGAGGGCGCCGCCGAGGTCCATGAGGACCAGCTTGGCGAAAATCTGCGGGGTTACAACTGCGTTGGGCACTGTGATTTCCTATTGGCCCGTAGGCCGGGGATGTGCGCGCGGTCAGGCGGCGAGCTGCTTCTTGATCTCGCGGTTGAACGTGCGCTGATCGCACGTATTCAGGTCGACGGTGGCCGGTTGACCACCGCCAATGCTGGCGGGAGGTTTGGGCAGCCTGGCCTTAGGGGCCGCGGCGGTTGTTTCGGGGTGAGGAGCCGATAACTGAGCTTCGAGCTTGCCGAGTTCACGAGCCAGGGCGGCCTGCGTTTTGCAGTTGCCCATGCGGGTGACTTCCTCCGGATGCTGGTGGAGGTAGAGCACCATGTCGGGGCCGACTGGCGAATCCTTGATGAGATCCGCTACGCCTGCCTGGGTGACCTTGGGGCCGATATCGGCGATGGCTTCCTCGAAATCGGGATTCGCCTCGCCGAAGGCCTTCGACTTCGCCTCCCACGTCGTATGCAACGTGCGGGCTTCGGCCTGCTGTCTGTCGCTAGCCGCCTTGCGATCGCGCTCAGAGACCTTCCAGTCGGTGAGCTTCTCGACGTAGTCCAGCTTTGCGGATTCCAGCTCTTCCCAAGTGCCCGTCCATTTATTCGGGTCCGGAGGCTTGGGTTTGCCGGTGTCCGCGGCTGGCTGCGCTTCAGTGACGGGTGTAGCCGAGGGGCCAGGAGGCGATGGTCTCGCCAGAAGCTCCCGCTCCGCTTTATCCGCCCTCTGACGCGCTTCGTCGCGCTGGGCTGCTAACTTCGCGAATCGTTTGTCGATCGCGCTCTCGGTTTTCGGTTCCGTTTTGGGTGCGGGTTCTGAAGCCGCGGCGGGTTCCGGCTCTGTACTGGCGGTCTTTTCACCAGCGGGAGTCTCAGTCGTTTCGGGGGCGGTCTCTGCGGCCGCTTCGGGTTCGCTATCCAGGAAGACGCGCAAGTCCGAAACACTCGGATCCGCGCTCAGCGTGGGAGCGATTACAACCGTTTCATCTGCCATTATTTCCTTTTGGGAGTGGTGCTCTTTTCGGTGATTAACGTCCCCGCGGACGCGCTGCTAAACTTGTGCGGGCTGCTGCTGGCTGGCTTGCTGCGCCTGTTGCGCGGCCGCCGCGGAGGCCTGCTGGTCGGACTGCTGAGTGAGTGAGTCGGTGGCCGCCTGGTGTTGAGCCAGGGCGAAATCGTGAGAGCGGTTCATCTGCGAGTCGATCAGATCGTGGTTGTGCTGGATCGCCCCGACTTCCTGCTCGAGCCTGGCGATGGCCGACTTGACGCCGGCCTGCAATTCCGCCACCCGTATTTCGGCCTGGACCTGCATCCGTTTCGTTTCTTCCTGGAGCTGCGCGATCTTCAGCCGCGCGTCCACCTCGGGCTGCTTGGAGGCGAGCTGCTGCTGGAGGTCCAGGATCAAGCCGTGCTGCTGGACTGTCATGGCGTGCGCCGCGGCCATAGCCTGCTGCGCCTCGGGTGGCAGCTTCTGGCCGGGTTTCGGGGGCTGCAATGCCGGGGGCAGCGACTTCTCGTATCTGTCCGCGATTTCCTGGGAGCCTGGCGCGTCCAGGTTGCGGAACAGGATGTCGCCGGCGCGCTGCATGAAGGTCGGATCCGACTCCGCAATTTGCGAGTAGGTGTCGAAGGCTTCCTCGCGCTGCGAGGTGTAGCTGGGGCCGGTGCTCACCGCGGCCGCATATTCGCCCACGTCCATGCGGTGATGGACCTGCTCGCCGGATTGGTGGTCCTGATACGGTTTCGCGGTGTTGATCCTGACCGTGCGGGTTTGGCCGTCTTCTGTCCGGATCGGGACGTTTTTCTCGCCCGTGTCCAGCTTTTTCAGGAGAGCCAGGAGAATGCGCCCTACCGTCTTGCGAGTCCGGGCTTCGTTGCTTTGAAAGTGAAAATTGGCGTTATCGCTGCTCTTCTTGTTGCGCTCGATGGCGATCCCAGACACTTCCTGATTGTTCGGTCTGCCTTGAGCCGGATCGAACATGCCGAGGCACGCCTTGAGGGCGTCGACTGCCTGGTTGTAGCCGACCACTAAAGCCTGGATGGGGGGCTCGACTGCCTCTCTCTCCGGGGCGGGAATCGGCCTGCCTTCAGCGTCGTAAGCGTTGTACGGAACGACGGCGCGGGTCTCTTCGTTGATGTTCTTCCAGATCTCCTCGAGGCCGTCGATGCTGCCGAGCGGTGCTTTGTAGGGGTTCTTGGGCGCCGCCGCGATGTATTGCGCGATCGTGCTGATATACAGGTTGATGAGCCGCTGCGGGTCTTTTGCCTGCCGGATCAGCGAGTAGGTCCGGGTGACTCCATCGACCACCTGCTCGTCGCCCCACTGCGGGACGACGCCGAAATACGGGACCACCCATTCCGTCTCATCCAGGATCTGACAGCCGTCGATGACGTACTGGTGCATGACGACGTCGTCTTCTTCCCACGGCTCGACGTTCGGATCCACCAGCTCCGGGGCGGCTTCGTCTTCCCACCTGGTCTGCTTATCGCGCAACTGCACCATGCGGCGCATGTTGTGGTCTTTGAGCCAGTACTCGGTGTGCTGAACTTCCTCGCCGGATTTGCCGGTGCCGAACCAGCCGGGCGCCGGGCATTCGGAGGAGTCGAAAAAGTTGTTCCGGTTGGCTACCGTGTCCTCGCCGTAGAGCCGCTTGTGCTCGTCTCTCGAAATGTTGGAGGTCACGAAGCAGTAATCGGCGTCCTGGCGGTCGTACTCTTTCGCCGGGCCAAACAGCACGGAGAACTGATTGGAGATTCGCTCGAGCCAGGCCTCCTGGTCGCGGGACTTGGGCTTGTACCTGGTTGTGACGCGGACGAAGCCGCGGCCGCAGGTGACCTGGTGCTTTCGCGCGGTGTCGAAAACGATGTCCCCGTCCGACTCATACTCGATATGCCGGATCCGCCCCTGCAGCATCTCGCTGGTCTGCTCTGTCCCACCGTCCAGGGGAGTGATGCGGATCGCCGGCTTTGTCTGGCGTCCATCGTTCACGACTTGCGCGATGAACGTGGGCAGCCGATTCTCCGTGAGGATCGGCAGGTGCGCCTTGCGCCGGCGCTCGATAACAGATTCGGTCCACTGACTCGATCCGCCATTGGCGCCCGGTGTGGCCGCCGCGAAGCTGAGATCGTCCACCGCTTCCGCCCGGTCGATCTGATCCGTGGCGAGAGCGTAGGCGTGGCGCTCGCGTGCCTTGGTCAGAAATTCTTCGAGCTTGCCGGATGAGATGGATGGACTTTTGAACACGTTATGCCTGCGCGTTCGGAAGCAGAGAGCTGGCGTGCGCCAATGCGTCCGCCTTCGCCGAGGGGCCGCTGAATACCTGCCTCTGGGGCTCCGGATAGGGCGGGTTCGGTTGCGACTTCGTGGATGGCGCTTGATTATAGTGAGCTGTCACGATGTGGCCGCCGCCCGCGGGCTCGATGCGAACGTGATCCAGGTCGCCGCGGGGGGAAAGCTTCGGCGAGTTCTTTTTCAATGTTTTCGACAACAGCGCATTCGGGCTTCGGAGTGTCGGGGGAGGGGCAACGGTCATGGTTTCCTTTTTCAAGACATCCAGGAGTAGGCGTCGGCCTGGCGCGGGGCCGAGGGCGTGTAAACGGTCTGCGGTGCTTTCGGGGGCTTCAGACCCACGCCGGCATACCGGAATGCGTCCGCAGCGTGGCTCGAGTCATCGTGAAGCGGCTCTCTGGTGGCCGTGCCCAGCGTCTCAATCTCGCCGTATCTGTAGCGGCGCAAATACTGGATGCCCTGGTCGCACTTGATCGAGTCGAACCAGGACTGCGGGAAGATGGTCCTGGCCGCGTTGATTCCGTCCGCTACCGAGAGCATGGGTGTAATCCGGACCTTGCGGCCAGCGGCGCGCATCAGGTCTTCGATGGACTTGCCGGTGCCCAGACTCTTTGCCCTTGCGTCGTGCGGCAGCCAGTCCTGGCCGTATACGTAAGGCCGGTCCTGCAGCAGCTTCAAGTAGTGGTTTAGTGGCTCGTGTGAGCCGTCCAGAAAATCGATGAAGCGATACTCGAAGGGGAAGCGCTGCACAAACCAGATCGCGGTGTAATCGCCCCAGCCGAGATCCCAGAATGTCTCGACGGGCCGCGACGGATCGTATGGGACCCTGCCGGTGAGCCGGCCGTCCTTTTCCGCTGCCGCGATTTCCTTTGCATAGACGGCGCCTTTCAGCGCCGACTGACACGAGCCGCCGTAGATGTGGTCGAAGGTCTCGCGGTCGGTGGCCTTGAGTGTCTCGATTTTGCGCCGCGACGTCTCACTCAGCCAGAGGTTATCCTCGTAGCTGGTCCGCACCACCAGTGCGCCTGGCGGGGGATTCACGACCCAGCGGGTGTAGGTGTCGTCGGAGGGGAGTTGGGGGTTGAAGGTGACCCAGATTTCAGAGCCTTCCGTCCTGATCGTGGGAATGACCACCTCCCACGAATTTTTACTGACGTTTGCGGCTTCCTCGACCCATACGCCGTTCAGCGCCTCATACGACTTGATCTCCGCGACGTTGTGACGGAGGCCCGCGAACACGAATTCCGAAATGCCGGGCCGGTCGATCGCGCGGCCGTACATGCCGGTGGTGTGCTGGACCGTGCCGACTATGCGCGCCTTTTCCACCCGGTAATAGCCGCCCAGGTTCATCCTGAGAATCTGCTCGCTCAGCAGATGGTGAACGGACTCCGCGATGGACTTCTGCGTTTCGCGCGCGCAGAGGAAACGGAGCTTGTTGCGCGCCCCGAGAGCCAGCAGCGCCTGCGCTACCGACCAGGATTTGACGCCATCCCGGCCGCCAAAGATGACTTTGTAATCGTGAGGCTCAAGCAGGCCGCGGAGGATCTTCGGGAAGTCGATTCGCATTCTGTGGCGATAAGCCGGTGGCCGCGTCCACGAAGACCAGCTCGAGGCGCGCTTCGATGGGGCCGCCGCCCTTGCCGGTGACTTCCATGCGGCCGTATTTCTCGGGCTTGGCGCCGCGCAACAGGAACTGCCGGCCGCCCAGGTCGAATCTTCGGACGCTGCCGCATTTCTCGCCCTGATAGAAAATCGGCTCGAGCCATCCCTCGGTCGCGCCTTGGATGGCCTTGTCTTCGAGATATTGCGCGGCGATGGGCTTGGCTCTGTCGAAGGCCGCCGCGTACTTCGGATATTTCGCCAGCCAGACGTAATGACGCCGGGGTGAAATGCCTGCGAGCTTGGCGCTCCGGGTAAGATTGCAGGTGCGTCTGTAGGCGGCGAGGAACGCGCGGGCTTTGGCTACCGTTGAGGTGCGAGGTTTCACAAGTTGTAAGTGTTCCGAATTGGAACGTCAGGCCTCCAGCAGATCGCCGATATCGATCTGCCAAAAGCGGCTCTCCATCTGCATCTCCGAGACTCTCGCTTTGAAACGATCCCGGAAGGCCATGAGGTTGCCGTGGAGCTGCTCGCTGCGTTGGTGCAGTGCGACGCTCTGTTGGCACAGCTCGAGGTTGAGGCTCTCCAATTCCTGGACGTGCACCTCGCGCGTGCTCGCCAAGTGGGCGTAGTCGTTGCGGCTCTTGATGGCGCGCGCCGCAATAGCGGTGGCCTCATCGGCGGCGGCGATGGCCTGCGTCAGTTCAGCCTGGAGCTTCCGGTTCTGTTGTTTCAGTTGGTTTAGGGGTGTCATTTTTGGGTTCGGATACTGGGGCCGCGGCGGCCGGCGTTTCCGGCCTGGGCGGCGTGTAATCGTACTGGAGCGCGCCATGCGACTGACTCTCGACGAGGCGCTCCAATTCGGAGGCAGCGCGATCGATGTCCATCTCTCCCGTACGCAGCAGTTCCGCGATGGATGCCAGGATGGTGGCGCAGTTCACGCATTGCTTGCAGCCACTTTCGGGGGCGCAGCTTACGACGGCTTGAGGCGTCACTCCTGGTCGCCATACCAGCGCCAGTAGGCCAGCCAGGTTTCTTCGTCCGACCTGGGATAGCGCATCAGTCGCCGCCCCTCTCGCCGCGTTCGCCGCGTGCGCCGCGTTCGCCGCGTGCGCCTGCTGTGCCTGGTGTGCCTGGTGTGCCTACGCCGTCGAGGAAGCGGTCCAGGCGGTTGCGGACGCGCTCCAACTCGATCTTCACGTCGGCGCGCATGCGCTCCAACTCGGCCTTGACGTCGATCAGTTGCGTGGATACCGTCCCGATCAGTTCAGTCTTGCCCTTCAGCGTCGAAACGTCTTTTTCGAGGGCGATGACACGGTCTTCCCGCTGGCTCCATTCGCGCTCCTGGCGGGACGAGAAGCGCATCGCCGCGACCAGCAGCACCAACAGGTTGACGCTGGGGACCACCGCGGCAAGCCAGATGTGCCAGTCCATGGGACTACGGCTTTACCGGGAAGCTGGTGGCGTCGGCCGAGCCGGGAAAGGTGGGAGCGGGAGTAGCCAGCGCGGCAGTGACTACCGCGTTCACGGCAGCCTGATGGGCCGGGGTGGCGGCCTTGATGCCCTCGATGATGGCGGTCACGGCGGGAAGTTCCGCCTCCGCGAGTTGCAGGAGAAAGTTGATGAAGTTCAGCCATTTCATAAGTTGTTTCCTTTGGGTGCCGGGCCTGTGCCGGCAAGTGAGAACGCGCACGCAACGACAGGCGCACCAGACCATCTGGCGGTCCCGCTGCTATGGAATGCCGGGAGGCAGCACCAGCGATGCGAACTGCCCGCCGCTGAATAGCGCCCATGGGTTGCCGGGTGAGCCGTTGGGGCACTCCACCGCGGCGTTGAGAGACGTAAGGCAAATCCAGGCGCAAGCCATGAAGTAAACGATGTCGCCGGGCAAGTAGATCACGCCCAGCGTGTTCATCCACGCGCCCTGCCAACGGAAGCCCTGGCCAGCGGGACCCTGCAATCCCGCGACGCCTTGCGCGCCGGTTGCTCCGGGAATATCCGACACGCCGGGTGGTCCTTGTGCGCCCGTGGGGCCGGTGATGGAGTCGCCCTCGGGTCCCATCGGACCCATGATTCCTTGCGGGCCTTGCGCGCCTGTTGCGCCTATCGGACCTGCCGCGCCACAAGCGCCTTGGGGACCTTGCGCGCCGGTCGGGCCGGTCGATCCTTGCGCTCCGAACCCAATCGGGCCTGCGGGACCAGCGGGTCCTGGTAAGCCTGTAACGCCCGTCGCGCCCGTGAGGCCTGTCAGTCCGGTGTTGCCTTGCGGACCTGCGATACCTTGCGCGCCGGTTGTACCAGCCGGACCGGGAGAACCTGGATTGCCCGCGTTTCCCGCCTGTCCTTGCGCGCCTGTTGGGCCTTTCAGCGCCGCGTACTGCGCGAGCACGGGGCCAAGCTGCGCCCAGGTGGCAACTGCGGTGCTGCCGTCGCTCATGACCAGCATTATGCCGGTTGCGGTGGGGGTGGCCATTACTGTCCTGGATTCAGCCGTCGGAACGCTGCGAGATAATCCTCACGGCTCACGCCGAAGGCATCCGCGGCCGGCTTCTGTTCCGCGTAGATCTGCTCGGCGGTGGAGCCTGCGGCGCTAGCCGTGGCGCGCTTGGGGTCGAGCGGGTCTATGAAGATCACGCGAGCACCAGCAGCGGAGTGACTCCAGCCTGCGCGTTGTACTGCGCAACGAGAGTCTGCACTTCGGCGAGAGTGATGAGCACCGGGGCTGGAGTTGTTTCGATCATCCACACCGAGCCTGCGCTTGAGAAAGCCGGATCGCTGGGAGCCACAAGGACGAATTGCTCGCCGGCTGGCAGTGGCAAAATCGGTACCGGCAGAGTCAGTGAGCCGGCGGGTGCGGTAGTGACTTGCGCGTCCTGGATGAATTGAAAAGTCGGGTCGTCGGCCGGCTCGCCAGGCGCGGGAGTGTAGATAAAGTGACCTGGTGCGCCGACGCCGGCGACGTAGCTCTGGATCATGAGCGCCTTGGCATACAGCGCGTGGCCTGCGCCTGAAGGCGATACGCCGTTAACCACGATTCCCCACTGGCGCCGCGGGTCGGAATGATAGACCGTGTAGAACACACCCACCGCGGAGGAATCGACGACACTGACTGTCTGGCCAGGGAATAGAAATGCGATCTCGCTGGCGATCGCCTGGGCTTCAGTTTCGAGGCAGACCGTGGACGGGTTGATCGGTCCACTGACGCCATACGGCCAGTTGAGCGTCGCGTCTGTAGGCTCGTCGTCGAAGGCCGGAAAGTTGTATGTCCCCGGCAGATTCACCGCGGCCGCGACCGACGCCGGCAGCGGAAGCGTGAGCAGCTCGCCCGCCGTGGTGTCGAACACCAGATACGGCTGGCCGTTGGGCGCCGGATCGAACCACTGCTTGACGGGCAGCGCCGGATTGAATGCAGGCGCCTGCTGGCCGGTGGCGAGCTGGTAAGCCGCGCGGGTCAGGTACTGCGGAAAGCGGTACAACGTCGAAATGGCGATCATTATTTCTCTTTCTCTTTCGTTTGGATTTGGGAGTCCCGCGCGCCCGGTGCCGGATGGCGGCGCCGCCTCTCGGCAGTGGTTCCGGACTGCGGGACTCCCTCACTCCCGGGGGGAGATCGGAAAAGCGTGTTGTTGGGCCTGGCGGGTCGCGCGGACCATAGACTCGAACGGCCGCGGACCTTGCGCCAGAAGCCTTAGCTGCATCAGGTGACCGCGATGGCGCGCGCCCGTGCGCGCATACACCTCGGACACGTAGCCGCGGACGGTCTGGTCCGACAGGTGCATTTGCTCCGCGATTTCCGAATTCGTGAGACCCGCGACCACCAGGTCTGCAACCTTGCGGAGCTGGGGGCTGAGTGGGGTCATGCTGTCTCTGTAGTGGCCGTTTCAGGCGCTAAATCGCACATCACCACCAGGCGGCGATCGGCGCCGATGGCTACCGCGTGCCGGGCCGGCTGATTCAGGACGATGCAACCTTCCGAGGCGTCCATGTCGCCGATGAAGCGCGAGGCGTGGATGAAAAATCCGGAGCGGCCGCACATTTCGTTCCCGGCGTCGGGATTGAGAAACATAGCCTCGGGCCCGAGGTGCCCATCGTGATAGGCGGTTCCAAGGGTGTAGCAGCCGCGCGGCAGCGGGCCGACGTTATGCACGTCCTGCATGGCCGGATTGTTCAAACCCGGTCCATTTCCCGCGTAGCCGGTGCCGATCGGCGTGCCGTCGTCGTGGGTCAGTTGCCCGGTGGATTGGTTGTAGATCATGCGGCGAGCTTCGAGCGAAGCGTTGCGATCGCTTCTTTCTGGAGCTGAGAGACGCGACTTTCGTTCACGTTCATCTCGCGGCCGATGTCCAGGTGCGAGCGGTCGCGGTAGAAGCGCTCCCGGATCACTTGCGCCAGGCGCGGCTTGAGAGTATCCACCGCGGCGCGGATCTCGGCGTGGAGTGCCTGTCTCTCCTGGTCCGCCGGCACAGCCAGGGGCCGGTCGTCGACGTCCTCGCGGTCGTCCGCGGGGGCGCGGCCATCGAGCGATACGGTTTGCGGCTCGATGGCCGCGCCGCGGTGCATCTCATTCTCGTCGCGGAGCTCGTCGATCACGCGGTACCGGACGCGGTCCCACAGGAAGTGCCTGCGATCCCCGCTGCGCCTGGCGTCCCACGTCGGGAGGACCTTGAGCAACACCAGATAGGCGCAGGCAACCAGATCGTCCGCATGCACGCGGCTGGGCGTCTTCTTCAGCAATGAGAGGCCCGCACGGCGCGCCAGGTCCAGGTCCGCGGCGTCCACCGTCATGGGAACAGGTACAGAGTGATGGGCACGCTGCCCCATGCGAGCGGTGAGACATCCGGCTGGTGGCCGGTGTTGGAAGTCACCAGCGAAAGGTAATAGCTGGTTCCGTAGCTCACCACGACGTTTGTGCCGTAATTGCCGCCCGCGCTCCATGCGCCGGCATAACTGAGTCCGCTGCCCGCGCTGCCCTGTGGCCCTGCTGGGCCGGTGATCGATTGACCAGGTACGCCCTGGATGCCTTGCGGGCCGGTTTGTCCGGTGGATCCGGTTGCGCCGGTGACGCCTTGCGGTCCAGCGGGTCCGGTTGCTCCGATGCCGCCCGGTACGCCGGATGGTCCGGAGCTGCCGATTCCGGGAGGTCCTTGTGCGCCAGGTGCGCCGGCAGGCCCTTGCGGGCCGGTGATCGACTGCCCAGGTGCGCCAGCCGGTCCGGGAGGTCCAGCGAGGTTGCAGGTGGTCGCGCCGTTCACGGTCGTGCAGGTAAGCGTGATGCTGATGGTCGCGGTCTGCGCGCAAGCGGCGGCGGCGGTGAGGATGAGGGCGAGAAAAAGTGTTTTCATGCGGCGCAATCCAGGACTACCGCGCGGAAGACGTCCCGTGTGTGGTTAGGGAGGTATTTCAGTTGCCAGATGGGTGAGTGGTTGGCCACTTCCTCGCGGTACGAGTAGGCTAATGGGTTGCCGAAGTGAGCGTCCAGCCTGGTGTCGTCGCCTTCGTCGTGCACCTGCAATTCGACGATTTTATGGTCCTGCCGGCGACGGATGACTTCCACGTTCGAGTGTGCGGCGAGCCGTTTGGCGCGCGAGGGGTCGCACAGTTCGAGACACCGGAAGCCGTTCATCAACGGGATTTTTTCCGAGGATTGCAACAAGGCGAGACTCTCCTGTCATGCGGACCCGAGGTAATTTAGATCGCCCCGCCGATCAGGATGTGACTTTACGCCGCTTGCTTCAGTACAGCCAGTGGCTTCAGATGACGCGGGCCGGTCCGGTCGTTCACCGTATACAGGCCTGCCGCGTCTTTCGGATCGGGCAGCAGCTTCAGAATAATGGCGCACGCTTCCAGGAACCTGGCAGCGCCCCAGAGCTTCCGGAGCTTCTTCTTCCCGCTGATCGAGACCACCCGCTGGTTGTCCCGCGCGGTGATCCGGATGTCGTACTGGACGCCATGCTCGATGGTTTCCTCGTCTGCCGGCAGATCCTTATGCCAGCCCAGGATGACCTCCCGGAGCGCTTCCTTGCGCCGTTTCCGGGATTCGTAGTGGTGCTCCGCGTCGAGCCGCGCCAGGTCGCTGTCGAGCTGGCCGTATTCGTCTACCGCCGCGCACTTCAAAACATCGAGAAGGGCAGTCATCTGATCTTAGGTTCCCACCGAAACAGCGTTGAAAACCGCCTCCGGACAGTTTGGCACCTATAGTTGTTGGTGGGCTATATAACCCACCCCATGTTATTCTTCTACGGATGCCCTCCAAACCTGCCATAAACGATCTCTCGCCCCAGCTTCGGCGCATTGCGCGGCTGCTGGCCCAAGGTCTCGCAAACGCCGAAATCGCCAAGCGCATGAAGCTCGCGCAGTAGACCGTGAAAGGCTATGTCTCGGAAGTGTACGCCCGCACGGGCGCGCGCAACCGGGTAACCCTCACCCTGGCAGTGCGAGAGCATCGCGCCTTTTGCGCCCCTCTGGCACCCATCAAGCTCCTGCTGCTGCACTACATCTCGCATCGCGGAGGCGCGAAAGAGTTCGTCCGGATTTCCGGCGCCGAATTCGCGGCCGACATGGAGCGGGCCCAGAGGCGTGTGGAGGGCTATCTGCTCGTTCTCGACCGGCGAGGTTACATCGAGCGCTTACGTTCTGACGGCTGGGAGAAGGGGAAGGGGAAAGGCGGAGCACCTGGCTACCGGCTGACCGAACTTGGCCGCAAGGAGATCCGCAAGCACACGGGATTGACCGCCCTGGTGCGGGCGGCTTCAGCGCGCGCGCAGACGGCTGGCGCATGAGGCGTGCTATGGTGTGCAGGCAAGCGCGCGGGGGTTTAGAACTTGTTCTTGCCAGCCTGCACGCCTTGCAAAGGGAGGTTTATGCCGAAGACGGAAGTAAAACCGCAAGTAGAGTGGTTGACGAAGAAGCAGGCCGCCGCGCGGCTCGGGTTGGGAGCGCGCCGCACACTCGACCTAGCGCAGAGCAAGGCGATAAAGGCGGAGCGCTTCCGGGACCCCGAGAGCCATCAGTGGACCGTGCGGTTTCAAGCCGCGGACATCGACCGCTATCTGGAGGAGCGCCGCAAGAAAGCCGAAGCGGAGCCGCCCGCGCAGGGTGTGCGCGCAATGCAGAACGGCGCGATCGCAGTGCGTGCCAGCCTTGCGTCCGATACCCAGCAGCAGCCGCCCAGCCCACACGATTGGCTCACGCTGGCGGAAGCAGCCAACGCGACGCACGGGCTTCCGGAGTCTTTTCTGCTGCAATTGATTCACGCCGGCGAGTTGCCCTGTCTCGACGTGGGCGTGCGGCCGGGCGGTAGATACCGCGTCAAACGCCGCGATTTAGAGGCTATCGACGGCGCCCGCGTGGAGCGCGCGCAGACGGCTGGCGCGTAACGGCGGAAATTGTGGCACAAATTCGGGCGGATTTTCCGCAAGGATTTCGCCGGATAAGTGACAAGTGGTTTACAATTTCCTGGTGAGGCCCTTTATAAAAACGGAGAGGGGGACCGCCGCTGAACTCGGTCCCCCCGTATGCTTTCGATTCACCTGCTGAGGTGTTATGGCGATCATAGCTCAGTTGCGGCCGAGTGGCAAGAGGTGCTATGTTGCTGGCTGCTGCTGGCTGATCACCGGCAGTGTTGTAGGATTCGGGTTCCTTGCCCGCGCGCCAGTCACACGGCACGCAAACGCGGGCATGGGAACCCGAGAGAGTATGGCTCTTGTTGCGGGAGCCCCTGATGTGTGACGACCATTCACAATCCGGGTTAGAGACCCACCAGACCGGCGCAGTTTGCCCGGAAGAGGCTGCGGATCATGTAGCTGCTAAAACGCGCCTGATCCAGGA